CCGTTGTGATTGAAGAAGGTGTCGGCTCGCTCGATGTTGGCAGCCGACACTTTTGTTGCTGAAACACCTGTTGCTGATACATTTACTGCTGAGACATTGGTTGCTGAAACACCTGTTGCTGATACATTTACTGCTGAAACATTGGTTGCTGAAACATTGGTTGCTGATACATTTACTGCTGAAACATTGGTTGCTGAAACATTGGTTGCTGAAACAGTACCGTCGAGAGTCATATTCCCTGCAACCGAACTAATGCCGCCGCTTACCGAAATACCACTTAAAGCCGATACGATATTGTTACCCTTTAGGATTCCATCGAGGCCAATATCACCACTTACATTTAAATCTCCGCTAGCAGTAATATCACCGTAAGTTCCTGATAAAGCAACAGTAGGATCCGCTATTAAACTATCAATAACCACAGACCCGTCTGATTTTTCGACAAAATTTGCCGTCAGGGGTATTTTCTTTAGATTAGGGTCTAAAGCCATGACTTATTACATTTCTTTAGGCGGGAAAGGTTTTTTCTTCTTTTTCTTAGCGGCAATATCTTCTATTTCTTCGGAATCAATGGCACCGTCATCATTTTGATCTGCCTCTTCTTTATCAACCGCATTACCACCAGCAGCAACGCCCGCAACAGCCTCCTCCTCTTCTTCTGGAGGAAGCTCCTCTTCTCCTTCTAACCCTTCTCCTGCATTCATACCAGCTTCGTCCTTAGCAGATTCAATTTCAGTGGTTAGGTCTGCGACCAAACTATTAAGTTTCTCAAGGTTTACCATCAATTGATCTTGCCCAATATCCTCAGAAGGAACTTCCTCTTCTGGCATCTCGTCACCCATTTGATCTTGATCCATGCCTTGATCCATGCCTTGATCCATTTGCCCATCTTCTACTTCTTGATCAAACTCTCCCTTAGCATCTGCTGCTGCTGCCTCTGCGTCCATAGGAGCCTCTTGACCCAGGGTTTCGTCAGACGGGTACTGCTCTTCTTCACCACCCATCATTTGCTCTTCTCCAGGCACTCCTTGAGCGGCACCACCCATCATTTGCTCTTCTCCAGGCACTCCTTGAGCGGCACCACCCATGGTTTTTAATACGTGACCTATTTTTTCAAGGTCCATCGCTACTCTACCAAGATCAACATAATTCATGAAAGAGTTTTCTTGTAAAACGTCTGAAAATCCAACACTGTAAAACAAGGCATTAAGGTAATCGTTAACATCAATAGCCTCTACACCATTCTTTTCTTTCAATAAACTAGCCATCTCTGATAAGATTTTCTTATTTATAGAATCTTTAGAGCAAACTCTTGCCAACGATTCAAAAACAACAACCTGAGCATTTAACAAGCTCCTAAACGAAGGAGTATCCTTCAGAGTATTAATATTAATACCATACTGTTCATTAAGGGTTTTAATAAACAATTCTTTAGCAGGCTTCTTAATTTCAAATATACGGGAGGCAAAGTTTTTAATATCTTTAGCTTTGATAGCAATAGATTCATTCAAAGCTAAAGAATTGTTAATAACCTTAGACAATTGCTTTTTAGAAGCTAGAGCTAAATATGGCACTTCAGCGATTGCTTCACTAATAATCTTTGTCAGATTTTCGACTTCAGGATTAAATACATATCCACACATCTCATTAATCTTATCATTAGATGCCCACACCACATCAAAATTATCTTTAGAAGTGAGCAGTTCTTTACGAATTAGTTCCTGCTGGCAGATTATTTCATAAATAGAACTAGAGTTACCTTCCTTGAGAGTGTAGCTTTTATTTTCTACCAAAGCGTCATAACTTAATCTAGGGAAATCAAATGCTCTGGAGACCGTGTTGGATAACTTCACAGAATTTTTAATCTCTTCTATGTTTTCAATCTTATTGTTATTTTCTTTAAGATACTCTGCAATATTTTTGGTAGCTTCTAATAATCTTGTGAATTCAGGAGTATTAATTATATTAGTAGAAGAATCAAACTTTTCTTTTGCTTCTCTTATTTTCAATTTTACCTTATCAAATTTCAGTCTATCTTCCCATAGGGATAAAAGATCAGTGAACGTCAGTTCAGCCTGAGGATAAGAATTTTCATATAAATTCTTTATAAAGTTACCAACTTTGTTTCCCACAAAATTATCATATTTTTTAGTATCCTCAAAAATATCAGTAGATTCTACTTTTATATCCTCAAGAACTACATCCTTGGATATAGAATACTTACCTTTAATAATCTTATTTGATTCAGTTAGATACGTAACTTCATTTTCAGTGATAGAAAATAACTCTACGTTTTCTCTTAGAGACCTACCAAGACAATCTCCCATCTTAATTAAAAGCGAAAGCTTGTTATCTCTGTTTTGTAAAACATGTGTCAACATAAATTTAATACTCCTACTTACATTATATATGTAATCTAGATTTCCTTAGTTTCTAGTTTTTATTCTTATTTTCCTCTCTTAGGATCATTCTAGTCACCTTTGCCACTTCCCCGTTCCTATTGTCCACTAATAACTTACTTCTAAGAGCTTTAAGAGTGTCAATCCTGGATACCTCTTTGGATACCTCTTCCTGTGCTGTAGGAGGTGTGTTTTCCTCACCCTCCATACCCATTTCAGGCCCAGGAGGAGGGGGAGCGCCCATAGGAGCACCACCCATAGGAGCACCACCCATAGGAGCCCCTGCGCCCATGTCAGGAGGCATCATAGCCTGCTGCTGCTCCATCATTTCTTCCATTTCTTCCTTAAGCTCTCCTTCAATTTTTTCAATTTCTTTATCATTAAGATTATAGTAATCTTTATAAATTTTAGATTTTGGAAATAATTGAAGAGCTAACACTTGGCTAACAACCCCTGCTTTTTGAAGATCAATATCTAACCTTCGTTTAGTAAACATATCAGAAGAATCAGGAAGCTCCATTCTTAAAGAATTAACTAAGTTATCAGGGAATCCCTTAATTTTAAGATGCCTCTTAGCAATGGACTCAAGAGCAACTTCAATACTATGTTGAATCCTAGAAACAGTTCTAGCAAATTTAACATCTAATTGTGACAAATTCGCCTTTCTCTCTGGCGACTGTTCTTTTTCTACAATGTAGTCCTTTGGAATCTTAAGAGCAGCTAAAAGCTTATCTCTAAAGTATTTAACATCATCAACCTCTCCTAAGTTCTGAGCCCCAGGCAGGGTATCAATTTTTGTACCATTCCCGCCCCTAGTAGGAACAAAGAAATCTTCATCAGCGGAGAGAGGGTTATATCTTGCATCAACTTGACCTGTGTTACGATCGAAGAACTTCTCCTTTTTAAACTTATCTTTTAGCCTTTCAATAAACATTTCAGCTTTAGACGAAGGGAGTTGACCAACGTCAACATAAAAGATTCTTCGTTCTGGTGCCCTCATTAATCTATAGATCAACATAGCATCTTCCATTAACTTTAAAGATCTATAAATTTGTCTAGCTAAGGCAGCAATTGATTTTCCGTATGGATAAAACAAAGGGTCAGAAGAATGAAGCCTGAAATGAACAATCTGATTCTTGTCAAGCTCTATATACTGCTTGCCCTTCATAAACTGTCCTTGAACTCCATATGAATCCCAATCACTCTTTGAAGGAATTTCTTGCAAGAAGTCAGTTAAGTATCCGTATTCATTCTCAACTCTAAGAATATAATTGGGATTGAGAATTTTTACTCTATTGATTCCGGCTTTAGGGTTATCTAAATCAACAATCAATTCAATAAAACAGTCCCCATATTTTACAGTATTACGAATGACATCCCAGTAGAATCTATCAAATTTAATAGTCTCAAATAAATTCTCAACTTCTTTTTTAACCAACTCATCGTCGGTTATTACTTCCCACCTAGTACCTTCTATATTCTTTTGAGAGCAATCATCTGCATAAATATCAAATGCTGCCCCAATTTCTGGGTACTCATCCATCAACTCATATTCTTTATACCTGCGTTTGCGATTTATTTCAAGTTCTGGGAGTACTGGAAGGCTACCTCTAGACACCGAGAAAGATGCGGGATCCCCCCCTGTAGGTCTGTCTAATTTAATAACTTCTGGACTTACTACGGTATCGCCGCTAATGGGCTTCTCCATAGTATCAGGATCGTCTCCAAATTGTCGAACTACAGCATCTTGTGCTTTAGTAGCAAAAAACTTGGAAAAGAACCGCCCTAATCTACCTACTGGATAGAAGAACCAGGATCCTCTCTGTGGGGATCCTCCAAACTCAGTATAACCTTCTTCAATTATATCTTTGTTTTTGTCTACTTCATCAGCCATTTTAAATCTTCCTCTGATATCCCACCTGGACCATAAGTCTTCACTGTATATTTAGTAGTTCTAATAGGACTTAATGGTCTATTTATACTAGTTCCCCTAATATGCTCAATTGGGGTTTTTTCCAGTATATTATTATAGCCATACACTGCCAAGGCTAAACTAATTACTAGATCATCATTATATCCTTTCTCTGCTTCTGCTTTTCCATTTTCTGAAATTATAAAAGTAAACAACTCTTCTACTGTTCTCTCTGAATTTATTCTTATAGTAGATGTTCTAATTGATTCTTCTAAATCGGCTAATAGAACTTCCCTATTCATATGAGTTACTTGATAACCCTTATTACCTTTCTCATCAATCCATATATTCTCATACTCTAGTGCTGTGAATAACCAATCAATTAGGTTATTACCTATAGTATTTCTCTCAGATATCACCGCTGCCGTGTTGTATAAATTGGCTTCTGTTGCTATAATTTGTGCAAATTCGTTAATAGGAGTTCTATTAGAATAAAACTCAGCTACTTGTTCCCCATTGTACATATTTAATATTTGGAATGCTGAGTAGTCTCTACCTCTACCTAAAGAGACATCAGCAGCTAGGACATATTCGTAAGACGGATTTGGATCTTTCCAAACTCGCATCCTGTTATTATATTTTATATAAAACTCTTCACTAACTTGACTTTTTACATAATTCAGAATTTCTCCATCAACATAAGTATCACCTGTTCCTAGAAAATCGCACTCATATTCTTGTAACCATTTCCTTGGAGAAATATTAGACTTTGTGGTTTCTTCCCATTTTTCTACATCCAAAGGAGTGTCTAAGGACATCATAAACTTATATAAATCCTCATACCCTTCCTGCTTTTTATACTCTGGATGCTCCTGCCATTTGATATCTATTGCATTAAATGAATTTTCATTATTTATAGCACCACTGTACATATCGTGAAACCAGTTGCCAATACCATTAACTGTTGACAAAATAAAGGCGGCACCTCCTGTGGAAATAACTGGGTAGACCGCTGCCCAAATAGTATCAATATTTTCAATAAATGCTGCCTCGTCTACAACTAATAATGACCCAGCTAGGGACCTTCCTGATTGTTTTCCTGAAGCTCTACACCTGATAGTAGATCCGTTTACCAACTTTAGAGTATGTTTATTGTCTTCCTCTATTCCTGGCTTCATGATATCAGGGAGTTCATCATACATCAGCTTAATCCTCTCCAGAACTTCTGTAGATTCTTGATCACCCTTAGAGATAATGGGAATAGTTTGATACTTAGAAAAAATAGCTTTCCATAAAGCAAAACTAGCAGCAATAGTCGTACATCCTGCCTGCCTAAACTTTCTTAATATATTAAATCTATGCTCCGTAAGCTCATTAACTATCCTTTTCTGGAAAGGATAAAGCTCAAAATTAACTAACCCTCTGACGGGATGAGTTACTTTGATGTAGTTGGAGATAAAGTAAACAGGATCTCTTTTACATCTTTTAAATTCTTCTATTGTATTGCTAGGGTCCATTATCTATAATAGAATATGAAGTATGGTACGTATGCATTTATTTGCACTAGAGATAAAGTTCCTACAGTGACGAGAAACCATCTTACCTACTATTTATCTAGGGCAGGAATAAAGACAAAGCTTCTTGTAGGACAAGATTCTATATTTTCTGGATATAAAAAAGCTTTTGAATTAACAAAACCAAAAGCTACTGATACCATCATACTTTGCCATGATGACATAGAAATTATATCTGATATACACACTTTTCACGATGAACTAGAACGTCACTTATCTCAACACAACTCAGGATTTGCGGGAGTAGCAGGTACTACACTTCTAGGAGAAGACGCTGTATGGTGGGACCATCAACGATGGAAACAAGGACTGCATAGAGGTCATGTATTCCACGGAAAAGATCTTCATTCTTATGATAATACATATTATGGTAAGCCTGGACGAGTTGTGGCAATGGACGGATTATTTTTAGCTGCTAAAGCTAAAACATTAACAAAAATAGGACTAGATAAACCTGATTACTTTGAAGGCAAATGGGATTTTTACGATATTTATTACACCATAAAGGCTCACACTCTTGGTTTAGTAAATAAAACAGTTCCTATAATAGTACTACATAATTCTTTTGGGGAGCTTGCAGGAAGAGACTCCTGGTTAAAAAATAGGGAAGCTTTCATAAAGAATCACAAATTACCAGTGAGTTGTAATTAATATGGGAACGACAATATTAGGTTATAGTACTTTAGCAGTTATAGTTTGGGTTTTAGCTGTGTTTGGAGCGTCTAATGGGATAGCAGTAGCGCACCTTATAGAACCTTTAAGAAAGAAAATAATAAAATGGCCCATTATAGGAGGCTTAATTCATTGCCCTATGTGTCTTGGGTTTTGGTTTGGAGGGGTAGCTTCTTTGCTAACCTTCTCTCCAACTGGCAATATTATTATGGATTGCTTTTTTGGAAGTATAACCTCTTGGATTCTCTTCCTGCTTATTCAAAAGAGACAGTTTGAATCAGGTTGAGGCTAGTCAACAACCTTGGGCGCAGTGTGCGGTCGCTCTGAGCATCCAACGTTTTCTTAACATATTATTTTTTCGTTTTCTTAACATATTATTTTTTCCCATGTGCTTCTATTTCTGGTTCCCTCGTCCCAGACTCATTTTCTCCTGCCACAATAGATCTGAGGTTGGCACCGATCATAGTGATGAGGAGGGTTAAAATTGACGCGACAACCCCAATTTCAGTTGAGGGAATGTATTGGATGGCGGCAAAGAAACTTCCACAGAGCAAAAGCAAGTACAAGGGGCCAAAAACTGCGATGTGCTTAGAAGCGGCTTCTTTCGCAGTCATTTGTAGTTTAAGTTTAGCAAGTTCTAAGTGAGCGTCTGCTTTAGTTTTAGCTACTACTGCCTTATATCGTTTCCCGGCTTCCTTTGCCTCTTCTCTACGCATTTTAACCGCAGAGGCAGTATCTCTAACCACATACTGCGTTGTTTCGATGTCATCTTCTATCATATTGTCTTTCTTCATACTTTATATACCCTTTTTATCTTAATAGATTTAATGTAAATTTACTTTTTTATTCTGCTGAGGACCTTTAAAAAGTTAAAGGTCCCTTTTTCTATCCTAGCTATATAATATGTAAAGAGGAAGTTAGAATATGAGATCTGGATTAAAATCATTTGTCAAAGTTATGGACTTAGCAAGCGCGGCTGTTTCTAGTGTAGGATTTCAAGACACTGGAGGTACTGTCGTACCTTGTAACTATTTTTCAGTTCAATGTAGAAATGTCAGCGCGTTGGCACTCACATTCGGCACCAACGAGCATGGCTATTTCTTTGTAACTCCTTCTTCTGCTGATACTACCCCAATATATGGAACTGCTGTTCTTGCTTCCGCGACTTCAAAATCAGGTCCTGGAGCAGGAGGAGTTGCAGGTACAGCAGACGCTACCGTAGAAATGTCATTCCTACCTCCCGATAGAGCAGCAGGAGTTACAATATATAATAGTTTAGGGACTAAAGGCAGGTTTGTCATAACCTATGGAAATATACAGTCAGTTAATCCTGCACGGGATGGACTAGACGGTTTATACCCTAGAGGCAGCTAGTGACTTTTTATAAACCTAACGCAGCAGCACATAA